ACGTCAGCGTGCCAAGGCTCCAGGTACATCGCAAAGGAACCATTGCGCTTACCGCCGCCCTGGTCCACGTACCGCGCAGTATTGTTGAATACACGAAGCATTGGAACAATGCCGTTGCTGATACCACCGGTCCCACGAATCAGCGACCCAGTGGCACGGATATTGGAAATGTGGAGACCAATACCACCACCATACTGGCTAATAAGCGCACAGTCCTGTAGCGTATTATAAATTCCACGAATAGAGTCCTCCTTCATAGCCAAAAGGAAGCACGAGGAGAGCTGTGGACGCTTTGTGCCGGAATTGAACAGCGTCGGCGTTGCATGGGTGTAGAACTTCTGGGACATTAGGTCGTAAGTCTCAAATGCGCGGTTCAGGTCCGAGCCCCATAGACCAAGGGCTACACGCATCCAAAGATGCTGGGGGCGCTCTACAACACGGCGGTTCGTATCACGAAGTAGGTACGCCCGTTCCAGCGTCTTGAGTCCGAAATAGTCAAGCATAAAGTCACGGTCATAGCAAATTCGTGACTCAATCAAGTCGGCGTTTTCCTTTACTAGTGTAACAAACTCAGGGGCAAGTAGGGACGCCGGTTCACCCTTCTTGTCGCAAACAGCATCTAGTAATTCTACGACGGAAAGCATAGTAGAAGGCGTATTCTTTTGGTGATTGCTAATGGCAATTTGACTGGCAAGATCGGCGTAGTCGGGATGGATTGTGGACCACGAGTACGCAAGACTTGCGGTAATATTATCAAGTTCGGTCGTTGTAATACCATCTACAATACGAGTTAGAACACCCTGTGCTACTTTAGTAGGATTGACGGTCAAACCGGCGGCTGCTTTCGTAATACGTTCCTGTACCTTTTCAAAGGCAACATCCTCTTTGCGTCCATCGCGCTTCACGACTTGCATGTTCTGTTCCATTGTTGGGAAATGTGTAAGGCGATTTTGGACGCATCAAAGAACTCAATTTTTTACCGCACCCCTAAACAAGATGGTGGCTACGGGTTGGCTTGTATTTTCCTTTCTAGTATTTGGTATTGCTCTTGTAGGGCTGTCAAATCTTAATAAATTTCGTCTACACGAAGGATTTCAGGCGGTAGAGGACTTAGCGAACGATCGTTTCTGGTTCAAGGACTGGAAGTACGAGACATCAACGGAGAAAATGCCAGAGGGCACCCCTGCAAAGGATTCCCTTTCACCAGGTGATGCGTTCTCGGTGTCCACCGAAAAACTCTTATCGCCAATGCTTCAACCGCTGGGTGTATTGGAAGCGGAGGCGGGTTGGGATAAGACAACGTCGCAAGTATGTTACCAAACTGATGCCGGTGAAGTATTGAAGAAGACCCGGAATTACTTACAACGCACCAATAACTATCCCCGAAAGTATCCCGATTCATGCTCAGCGCCGTTTCACGAGTTCTTAGGCACGTTCTACGCACCGGCTACAGGCGGAATAGGACAGACACCAGCTACGGGTACAAATTATCCTCGTAGAACCCAGTGCGCCAAGTAAGCCCTTCCCATTTCCAACAATTTGTATACGTACCATTGGTATCTATACAAATCAAATCAAAAAACGACTACTAGTCGGAATCCACACCGAGCCACCCATCCTTTACAACCGTAGCCTTAGCCGTAGCCTCATTATCGGAGTCAGAATCGGAATCCGGCAGAAACAGTGCCTTTTCGCCAAACCGCTTGTCCTTTCGCGCCGCTTCTACATCAACCCAGAACGCTTCGTATGCCGGCTGACCAACTTCCGCCCACCACCGCCGGTTGCGCGGAACCGTCTTCGTGAAGTAGTCATAGACGTACCATACAGTCTGCTCCAGCACCACCAACCCATCTATATTGTCAGGAGTCCAGGCACAACATTCGTCAAATCCAGCTTTGGTAGACGGAAACAACGGACTGTAACGGTATTCGTACGATTCAGGATCGTACTTTTCCTCCATTACGGTTCCCGTTTCCCGCTCTACCGCTACCATCTTGGGCGGTGTAGCCACAACGTAGATTTTGCCCATCCACGGATTTTTGGCACCTACGGCAGCCGAATACTTTGCGTCTTTGAGCATCATTGACGTAAACCGCATTTCAATGTAGTCTACGGCATTGACATCACAGACCTCCGCCTGAAGTTGCATTTGGCAATAATAATCAGGTGGAATAATACCGTTAAGCTCACGAGTGATGGGCGATTTGATTTCTACAAGGCGTCCGCACCGGGGTCCGCTAGTAATAATTCCATCAGGTGACGCTGCTAAACGTGGCAGAAATGGGTGCCGAATACGACCTAAACCGTCAAATACACCACCTTCGGCAAAACAGCGCTCGTAAAGATCACGCACAACCGGCTCAAATCGCCAACCCCATTTGAACGCCGATAGTTTGCCGTCGGCATCAAAGGTAAAGACGATTTGTGACGACCCCGCCTGTTCGTGCTCATTGACGACCACGGGCGTACCACACTTCTTCGCCATCACAAGATTCTTGCTATTTTGTGTTCCGTACACTACGTTACCAAACTCGTGTCCTGTTAGAAGTTCTAATGTTTCATTGTGCCACATTGCCGATTTTTGTGCCGACTGAGGAAGTGCTTTGAGTCTTTCAACATTTTCGGGACAGGCGGCTAAATTTCGTATAGCAAATTCTTGTTGAAACAGAAAATATTCATAGTATACCGCACGAAGAATGAGAATCGCATCATTTTTCGCTCGTGATGATTTAAACGCATTATGAATGAACATTTTATTCGCTTCGTTCATCTCGCATTCCATCCATTCAGTTAAATCGTACGTATCAAGAAGTAGAGGCGGATCCGCATTTATCCAATCATCCAGCCATTGGATGGAGGCCGAATAAGGCATTCCTATATTAACAGACATTTTAATTGTGTCATGAATCGGTTGTTCCTCTTTTCTTTGTTTGTCGATGTACCTCAATTTTGAAGGACGCCGAGTGTGTTGGATCTCCATCGCGTATTATTTTTAAACCACGAATGTTTAGAATTTTACCCTCTTCATATACAAGTTGCTGTTTTGTATTCAGTAGTTTTGAATCGTTTGCCTTAACAAGCGCCTTATTCAGATTCTCCTTCTCTTCGCCAGTCAATCCTGGGTACGATTCAGCAAACGTACGTAGCTTTTGAAGGCGAAGTCCACGTTCAAGGCGTAGCCACGGCTTTGTGGTAGAGGCGGCGTGGGATTCTGCTTCAAAGAAATTCGTAAGTCGCCCCATAAGTGTAGTAGGAGCCTTTGGTGGTTCACTTCCCGATATATCTATATCGGGAATAGGTGGTACACTTCCTGATATATCGGCAACAGCAGTAGCTGCAGCAACCGTTGGTTTAATCGGCGGAGACGGCGGTATAACAGGTAATGGAGATGTTGCACGCTTAACTCTTCGTGTCTTTACACGGAACATCTTATTATTATTACTAATGCGTCAAAGGTTTAGAACGGCACCAATGTGTCAGCGTTCTACCCCGTAAGGAAGAACATTACCAAAGATAGAATGGATTCGTTGGAGGCGAGATGGGACGCCTATGATAAGGCACGGCGGTTTGGTTATCCTGGTCTACAAGACCCCACCTCAGGACCACAAACGTGTCCCATAGTACGAATACGCAAGGAGTATAATTCACGCGATGCTATTAATAGTCGTGCGTGGGACTTTTTTCACGCAACACCGCCTACACAAGTATCATCACATAATCTTCAACGTAACCCTCCGGCATATATGGATATGAATCCGATTCCGTCTCGCACAAATACTGTTCAGTATCGCAATCAGCCAGAATACATACCGAATCCTGAGCGAGGACCGGCTACCGCCGAATCGTTGGGTGTCCCCCCACCGGCGGGTCCAATCAAAGCTCCTGCGAAGGAATTTTCACAGAATCCCTATATGCAACGGTTGGACGCCGACGGCGACGGATCGCGTAATATTATACGTGAACTTAAATCGGCGGTGTTTGAAGATAACCGTGAACTTGCGACAGATACGGATAGGTCTCTTACACAACGGCAGTTCCAGGACCGCTGGTTACCTCCCAAGACTGCGGTAGATATTCAGTCGCTACAAGCGTATGAGCTTTTACGACCAAAGCAGGACGACTGGCGCAACAAATAATCAATATACATTATAAGGGTATGCCGTCGCCAAAATCTCCATCAAAAGCGCTTGCTATGGCACTTGCGAAGGATCCTATTTATCAGAAAATGTTAAAAGGAAATGTCGCGTGGGGAAACATAGTAGAAGAAAATAATAAACATGTACCACGTAATAAAACACGTAATAATAAATCCCGTCATACATCACCAAAAAATAACGTAACACGAAACAATCATTATAAAATGAATGTGAAAGATGCGGTAGAAATATTAGAGGGATTTAAGGTACCAGACCTCAAATTGCGCAAGGGTATTTGGGAGAATTTCCCTGTCGCCTTAGTGCCACTAAATGACACAAACGGGGTGGACCGTTACGGTGTAGCATGGCATAATAAAAATTTTAAAGAGTGGCAAAAGACTATGCCGAAGAGTAAAAAAGAGAAAGAAAACTATAAGCATTGGTGCGAAGTGCGCCTACTCCATTCGGTCAGGCAGTATCCTAAACAGTATAAGATATTGCCACCCCGTAATCCGAGCCAACTATTTGTGCTCGAAATGGTGTTTAAAAAGTGATAAGCAACAATGCCTATCTGAAGAGTATTTTTGGTGGTATAACCACCATTGATATCATACGGAATACAAGTATAAAGACAAATATGTTGCCGAGCATAAGCTCAAACGACGCCAACGGTACAGTAGCATCGTTATGTAATACAATACTTTTCATAATTTCGGACATACTTGGTAGCCCATCCATTTTTTCGTATTTAGTAAACATACACTGTTTATAAACACGTTGGGAAACTATAATGAAAACAAGCAATCCTAAGATGAAGAAGCATTCATGGAAATTTGTAGAAAACAGCGCCCCAAAGATGACCAGGGAGCACAGAAGAAAGTGCCATATACGTATAGCCCAAGCACGTAAAATAATTAGCAACCCCATCCCTTACTTTAGTGTAATGTTTTTTCAACTAAACGATACAACCACTTCGCACTCGTGGATGTTAACTTTCTTCATTGCCGACGTTGTGAGTTCGCAACGCTTCTTGCGGGAGGATTTCGCCACCGGTGGCGTAGCTACTGAAATATCGGACCCCGAACTCGCAGAACCAGCTCCCGCCGACACCGCCGTATCTACACTATTTGTTAGAGACTCAGACGCCCCTACTGATGCGGTGCTGTTTGTGCGGGAATAATGCTCCTTGAGCGTATTATTCATATCCTTCTCAATGGACTCGCGATTTGTGAGAACATAGTCATAAATTTCCTTCTCAATGAACCAGCGGAAGAAGTTTAGCTGACCGACCGTTGTTACAAAGGGTGTCTGACCACGCGCTTCAAACTGAATACGTTCGCGACGGCAAAAAGGGTCAAAAAGGCGCTTAGAATAGGCGTTGAGTTCACGCTTGTAATTAAAGTATACTAGAAAATGACGATTCTCCTTGGTGAATGATGTATTCATCTTCTTCGCATAATTGGTAACAAAGTAATCTACAAGCCGTAGGCTAATTTCCGATTTGCCCTGTAAAATAGATAGTAATTTCTCTAGGTTGCCCGGAATAGTATAAAATTCCTGTAACCATAGAACAACTTGGTCCTGCTTACATAGTACGCGCTTCTGGTTCTTGAAGGTAACGGCACGGCGCTCCAAACCCAGGGGGCTCAGTGAATTCATCAATGTAGAATGGTCTAGGTCAGTCATTGTGTTCTAAGCATAGAAAAAGAACATACATTTTAAACCATAACCAAACGAGGCAAGGTTTAGTCCGTATAAAATCAACAGATGCCTAAGTAGGAAGGGCAGATGTCAGTCACTGTTTATTTGGCGAATCAGGGGTTCACCCTACCCGCAACTGATTTTGATGACCGTCGTCGTGAAGCGTATTTTAAAAATCCAGCGGATGCCAATAATAAATTATTACCGGAGGAGGATAAGATTTTGGTTGCGCTGGGAATCAATAAGGAAAACGCAGCGTGTTTGATGCCGTATTTAGGACGATTTTTCAAAGAGCTACCGAAATGTCAGTCCGATGCGAGTCTTACATTATCAAAAGACTGTGAGATTGTACAGTATGTGCTGTGGGAAACTATGTTGGCGGCAAAGGCACGGAGTCAGCAAATGTACGATGAGAATTTTAAAACGAAGAAGCCTTGGGGTGACATATCGGTCGCCATTAATCAACAGATTATTAACGATTTGAAGCCGAAGCCTGAAGACATAAGTGATATTGACCGTATTTTTACACTTATACTTAAGGCAAATATCCCGGTTGATAATACTGTTGATAACTTGTTTACACTTATTGTTAAAGATGGACCTCCTCCACCACCAGTGCCACCGGCACCACCGGTACCACCACTACCACCAGGTATGGCGCCAATAGTGGGTCCGCCTTCAGAGTTAACGGCGCTACCGGCACCGCCTACACCGCCATTGCCACCAGGTATGACGCCATTAGTAGATCCGTCATCGGAATCAGATAAACAGATACCATTATCTCCACAGGATTCGCCATCAAGTTCGGTAATTACAGCCCCTTCTGTTGATACAGAAGAGGAACCTGTAAGTACTGGAAAATTCGCTTACTTGGGATTAACACCACAAAAGATCGCAAATCAGTGCGGAGGAAAATCAGGAACATTAAGTGGTAAGGATGGTAAACCATTAACTGAAACGTGGGAAGAGCAATTCAAGCGTTCTTTGTATTTCTTTCACTGTGTTAAATATAAACAACCAGTTGATTTAGCTAAAGGACGATTAAATGCTATTACCGAAAGGGAATTTTTTAGGGATTGGCGCACGGCAGTGGCGAATAAAGAAAATGAAAATTTTCTAGGAATAACGGCTGAAGATGCTACGGATCGGTCTGAATTAGGTGTTTTATATGAAAATTATCTAAATTATAGAAAACCTCTCCTTGCCTATAACTGTCAAAAGAATGGAGAGGAGGCGTGGAAATTTTTAAGTCGTTTTACTGGCATATTCCATTATTCTGACAGAGCTCTATTGTATTATCTTCAACAAAGTACTTGGGTGAATGGTCCAACCGAGGTAAATAAAGATACTCCGCAAACATTGAATGCTATTAATGTAACCATTCGCACAACGGAAATGGCTTTTCAATGGAAAGCATCTGGAATGCCTGAAGAATTATCTATTATTACAACGGGTATATCTTATAATAATGGTTGTTCAATTAAAGGATTGTATATCAATGAACTTGCTTTAATACATGACATATTTGAGAAGGGTAAGAATTATGTAGTTGATATTCATCCTTGGTTAATGTATATATTCAATAAGGACAAATACGTTCAGTACCCGTTGGAAGGTAGTAAAGTAACAAGAAGTATTAATGAGTGGTTTTTAGGAAATGCGTTTGACGGCAATTATGTACCAATTCAGGATGAACGTAGTAAATTAGATAAGGCGTATAATATACTTGGTCACGGTACAAGGAAATTGACAAAAGAAGAGATAAAAGAAATAATACATATTGTGTATTATGTAGCATGTCACGCTATCGCAACCTCAGATCTATCGTATATTCCTGCTTCTTTTTACAGTCAACCCAATACTAAGAAACTTTCAATTATTGCGGACTGGCTAAAATCGGCAACCGATAAAGAGTATCAAGTGGTCAATAATGGAATACAATGGGTACTTAAGAAAGACTTGCCAGTTTCTCGCGCTCTAATTGTCAAATTATTTACAAAGGGGCAGACACGTAATAATAAAAATAGAAATAGTCGTAATAAAACGCGCTCATGGAAAACAAATGTAATTAAGCTTATGAAGAAATCTTCAATACCGCTAGAAAAAGCACCGGCTGTTGAACTACCAAATATACCAACTGGTGTAGTACCGCCCCCACCACCAGGAGGAATATTGCCACCGCCAGTAGCACAAAATGTAGAATTACCAAATATACCAACTGGTGTAGTAATGCCACCAGGAGGTGTATTGCCACCGCCAGTAGCACCAGTAGCACCAAACATAGAACTACCAAATATACCACCACTGCAACCAAATAGACCATTGCCGCCATTACCGGCAGACACACCAGCACCCGCACCCGCACCCGCACCCGCACCCGCACCACTTAATGCTTTAACATTAGCAAGAAAAGCTGCGGCAGAAAGATCTGATGGCAAACAACAAGTGTTAAAAGCCCCAGATGTTCCTAAGAAAGGCACACGGTCATGGAAGAATTGGTTCAGAGGAAAGAAAGGAATGAATAATGCTACAATGAAAAATGTATTGGCAAGGGCAGAACCAAGACAGGGCTCAGTTGCGGCAACTTTAGGTATTCCGCGAGTACAAGCGCAAGGACAAGCACAGGCACCAGCAGCACCAGCACCACCACCGGCATCTACACCAAGACCAGGTTCAGTTGCGGCACAATTGGCGACAAAAACAGCAGAACAAGCAGCCGCACAAGCGACAGCACAAGCTATACAAAGGATTGATGGGCAATTAGTAGCACTTCGTGAACAAAAAACAAGATTGGATGAAGAATTTCGAGCAAAAAAAGCAGAGTTAGCAAAAAATATTAGAACAAAGCCAAGGGACCAGCAACTTAGAATTATTAAAAATATAAAAAGTTTAGAGCAATCTAAAACAATAAAACAACAGACAATTGATTTACGAATTTTACCATTAAATAAACAAAGAAACGAATTAATAGCAAAACAAACTGCTAATCTACTTCGCAGAGCACCGAAAGCTCCTACAAGTCCTATTGTAATTCCTTCTACAGGCGAAGAACCATCGTCTGATCCTACCGTTCG